CTATGTCGCCCCAATTCCCGGCCGGGTCGTTGATGCGATTAGCAGACGCCACCAAAAACGGGCTCGGTGCGGCCCAAGCCACAATGTTCGTTATCAAATTCCCGTCCGCATCAACATTCTGCCCGTTCGTAGCCGGCACAAACCGAGCGTGTACACAGTCAACCGGCCACTCGTACATATAACACCAGGGCGCTGGAACGTCGGTATTGGCGATATACGTCCCGAGAGTGTCAGCCATCAAGACGAGCGCGTTCTGCTTTCGCGCGAAGTTCCAATGCGCGGCCGAAAGTAGCTGACGCATCGTCGGCACATAAATCCGCGTTGCCGCCATAGCCGCCCGCGAACCCTCACTAAGGTCGCCGATCTCTTCCAGCCCGCACTCATCGAGCGCCCGGTTGACGACATCTTCAGGAAGCGTTGGCATTATCTTCCCTCTTTGGCGGCGGGGACTTAGCGAACTCGGCTTGCATCTTCTTGGCCAGCGTCTGGATCACGGCGTCTTGGAAGTCTTGATGCCACTGATCGGGATCGAGGACTTTGTAGATGTAGGTCAGAATGGCACCGGGCGTGTTGGTTAAGAGGGTTTCGGACGAGCCAACAACAACGTGCCGGAAGGGCTGCGCGCGCGGCCGCCACGCAGGCAAGAACGCCAACGCCGGCTTTATCTGCAGCGGCTTGAGGTTGTCGGCGGGGAGGGCGTACTCGTAGAGCCACGGCAAAGGCGGATAGATATCACTCCAAGGGATCAGGTCGTACTGTGCCGTCGAGCCTTGAATGTCGGGTGCCTGCTTCAACAGCGTCAGCGGCGCATCCTTCCGCGCCCAGTGCGGCTCGGCCTGGAACAACAGCGAGTCCCGCGTCTGTCCCCACAAATCCAGCGCAACCCGGGCCGCTGCGGATCCCTCCATAATATTCCCGATGTGCCGCGAGTACCCGATCTCGTCAAGCGCGTTGTTGACAATCGACTCAATCGACATCAGGAGTCCCTCAGATTAGCGATCCCGGCGAAGCTGATCGCCTCGCGGAGCGTCTTATCGCTCGCCTCGATACGGTTTTCGAGCGCGAACGCCAGCCCTGAAGACAACAGCCGGACAAGGCTCTCTTGGAAGATGGCGTCGAACACCGACTCGGCGGGCGCGAAGGTGTAGATGATTACAGTCGCAGCCACCTTCGTGTAGATCTGCCGTACCCCGCCGACGTTTATTACGTTCCACTCGACAGGCAACGGATCGAGGGCCACATACGTCCCTGGGATGAGTTGGCGGATGCGAAGGCAGTCGTCGGGATAGGTGTAACCGTGTGACCAAGGAAGGTTGCCCGTCGAAATCTCAGCAAGCAAGGCGTCCTTCATCGCGAAGTCGTAGTCGCCCTCGCGCAGGAGGAAGTCACGGAGCGGACCATAAAGCAGCGTGCAGTAGTTAGCCTCTGGCGACCCGTCGTTCAGCGCCGAGATCGTCGTCCGAGTACCGATCTCGGCGAGCGCCCGCTTACAAAGATCGAGTTGTGTTGCCATCTCAACTCTCGATATCGAACCAGCCGCTGCATACGCCAGTCTGCCCGTTTGTCGCCGGGAAGGCCCCACTAGCTGTCGTCTGTACCGTGATCCACGAAGAAGACGCGTCGAGGCGGCACAGATTAGAAGCCCCACTCGTCAGGTTAAACCCGGAGATCGAGTTGGAGTTAGTAGTAGATAGGGTGATCCCCGGGGGTATCGTAACACGCAGTACACCGGAACACGTACCAATGTCTGTTGCGTTCCAATTTGCTTCAACCCAAACCATCGCGCCAATCCGGCGATACCTAGCAGTTCCGGTTACGTCTACCGGGGAGCCAGCGGAGCAAGTCACTGTTGGTGTATAAGCTGCCAACGACGGATCACCGTTCATGAAGTTGTTGATATCCAGATGGAACGTTCCATAAGCACTCTCCAGCGGCCCATACACCGTATTGCGAAACCCAGTAACGCTGAGGTTAGTTACCAGCCCGGTGGACGGGGACCCTAACGCCGACAAACGTATCAGGTTATCGTTGCCCGTAACCAACACATTGCTGCCCGAGGCGATATGCCCCTCGACAAACGCGCTGACGAAATTCTCGCTGTCATCAACTTCGAGATTGATGCCGCCGGGTTTTACTGAATACTGAGCAGCGCCGCCGATTATGTTATTGCCCTGTCCCGCCTCCAGATGAATGCCGCGAAACGACGACCGTGCCACTCGCGCCGCATGATCGGGATCGGTATTAGCAGTGTACGGCCCGCCAACATTGGCAAAGGTCACATAATTGCCAGCAGACCCACACCCAGCGCAGGCTGTGCCCACCGCTCCCGCCCGCAAGTAGATTGCCTTGTAGCTGGCGATAGCTGTACCAACTTTAACCTTATTGCCGAACGAGCCGTCGAACAGCACGTCGTAGGTGAAGTCGCTAACCGCATCGACAGTGATATCCCACCACGCCGCGCCTTCCATATAGACGCCAACATTTTCCGCGTGGCTGCCGGCCACAGGCGCCGAGGCTCCTGCGCCTTGCCCAATCAGCCTAGCAAGCCTGATCCGGCTGCCCTCGACATCGCTCTTGAAGTACACGGCCGCGTCGTCGCCGCAATAGACGAGTGGCTGCTTAATATCAATTTCTGGAGCCTTCTTGTTAGAATTCCAGTACTGCGTCGTACCTACAAAGTCGAGGCGCGTATTGATGCGGTAAAATCCATTACCGCCCAAAACAACCCGACCCCCGGTATCGAAGGCATAGTTGATCGCCGCTTGCAGCGCGGCGCTGTTGTCGGTGCCGGTGATGCCACTGCAAGCGGCCCCGACCACTCCCGGTACGGCGTCGGGCTTGGCACCCCACGCGCGCCCGTCAGCGCCATCCTGGGGAAATTGAGCGAGCCAACAATTACCATCGGACGCCCGCACCTGCGAGCCATCGTCACCCGCGCCCGCCCCGAGCGTGCAGGGGCTGGACGAATAGAGATAAAGTACCGCGCCACCATCGCCGGGTGTGGCAAACGCCTGCCGTTGTATCCAAGTACTCGGGCCAGCGCCAGTCACATCGAGCGTCTTCAGCGCCGCATTGGTAGTAACCCCACCCCGCCGCAACAGCTTCCCTGTCGTGCCGTTAAACACGACCGCCTCGCCGTCAGCTGACACATCCGGCCCGAACACATCACCGCCGCCACCACTGCCGAGAAGCGGATAAGTGGCTCCGTTAAACTCAAGATACGGCCCTATTGGCGGTGATTTTGTCCCATCGAAAGTAATCTTGCCGTTAGTTGCATCAAGGCACAGCGAATAATATCCGCCTACCGCATCAATCGGCGCACTGTAATCACAACGGCCCCCGACCGCCGCATCACCACCAGTAATGATCTGTCCAGCTATTGCGCCACCAGCACCCGCACCTTTGCGTATTTGATGGTCGCGCGCCCACATAACCGACGAGTTGTTGGTGACAGAGCCGGCCTGCTGTACGGCCGCTTGGCCCCAAGCCAACTGTGGTACAAGAAGCAGGAATGCAAGAAGTTTTTTCATTGCGCCCTCGTTACAGCACCATGTTCGCGCATCGGCCGGCGGCGGGCGTTGGAGCCCGGGATATAGTTCGCTTCGTACTCGTTGAGCGGCAGATCTTCAACTGGCGTCATCGAGGCCGCCTCGATCTCCAGCCGTTTCCGCTCCTTAGCAAGGAGTTCTTCCGCCTCCTCGTCGAGCGGGGCCATATCCAGCGTGGGCCAATCGATCCGGTGCGGCGTGCCGTCACCAACAACAGTCCCCTTCTCCTCGCCTTGCGCCTCGGTTTCGAGGTCGCCCAGGAGGTATTTGTCGTCGGGGAGATAATGTGCGCGGAGTAAACGAAACTTAGCCATCAGTAAGTCCTCTAAAAATGGCGGCGGGGACTGAGGGAGAATAAGCCCCCGCCGCCTCCAAGCACGGCTCAACACAGCCCGCCCAACACAAGCGTGGAGCCAGCGCTTAGCCCTTGGGATAAAGCTCTTCGTTCGGCCTCTCGACCTTCTGCATGGGCATATTAAGCCCACCTAACTGTGAGCCGCCGATCGTCGGGTTTGAAGTGGCTGGGGCCGGAACAGGCCCCTTCCACTCTTTATCCCGCTCCTTCGCCTGCACATACGAGACCGGGGCCGACTCAGTTTCCTTCTCCTGCTCTTTCCGCCGTTCCTCATGTATGGCATACTCAGGATTTTCACTGTCCTGCGCCCACGGCGGCAGGCGGCCGTACATCTCCTTGTGGAGATCTAGCACCGCCTTCTTACCCGCGTCGTCGATGCCCTCCATAAGCGGAGTGGGCTTATCGGGCCAGGGCCAGACTGTATCGGTCCCAACTTCGGTTCCGACTTCGAGCATCTGGCCTTCATGGTAGACGTGCGGCCCACGAAGGCGGTACTTGCCCGACGACTTCACAGTTGGCGCCGGTTTCGGCGGATCGGGTTTTCGTTCGTCTGCCATTTATTCCTCCTTTAATTGGAGATTGTGATTCCGGCCGGATAGGCCACGTAGTCCTGCCTATCGAGTACGATGGAACCGTAAATCGCCCCGGCCCCATGCGTGCCTACCGTAATGTACTGTAGGCGCAGGAACCTCGGCAGGGCCTGCGCCGCCGACGCCCCGGTGTTCGGCAGGGCCAAAATGGTCCGGGGCAGATCAATGTTGGCGAGGTAGCGGCCGGCGAGAAGGCTGGCCTCCGCAATCGCGCCCGAGTCCCACATCGTCGTGTAGGAACCCGGCGAGCCCCCACTATCCGGCGCGCCCTGAAGCTGCAGCTGAAGACTCGTACCGCCCGTGAAGGTGGTAAGAATCTCGACCATGAGCTTCAGCGCCGGATCGTCCCCAATGCCCATATCCCGGGCATTAACGAGGTCAATGACGTTCGTGGACTGCTGAGTCCCCGTCGTCGGCGAGTCGTTGCTGACAGTCCCGGCCGTTCCCGTAAATTGGAGAGCCCCATCAAGT